CGGTGTTGCAATAGTACCAGTAATCGTTTCTGTTCCCCCACTGGTTAATTGTCTAACCGTTCCGTCTGTGCATCCTACCAATATTCCTTGTTTGCTCTGTCCTTCATTAGAAGCATGTATTGTCGCAGCAGGATTGTATAGATCATAAATCCATCCACCTGCCTGTTCATCAAATACTAGTGTGTGGGGGTGTCCATCCGTTCCCTGGAAGTCCCAGTACATATAACCGGAATTATAAGAAAACCGTTGCAGATTAGGAAGTGTATCATCTGGAGGATAGATAGTGATCCCATTCCTAGTTATAGGTTGTGGTTGAGTCCCAGTACTATCTGAGTTCTCGTGAGAGAATAGAGGATAAAGTGAGTTATCAGTGATAGACTGACTAGACGATCCGTAAGGTGATATGTGAATTCCATCGTCCACACGAAAGAATATGTTACCTCCGCCAGAAACACAGACGCATCGAGGAATATAAAGTCCTCTGGAGATAGATGATTCCTGCAATGTCCAAGTAGACCCCGTAGTTCCTGTGGCCGTAGCCGTAGCACTACTGGAGTTAGGCATAATCAACCATCCACGCTTGATTGAAAATAGAACTCCCAAACCTCCAGCTATAGAACCATTGACTAATGGCTCTCCTGGGTCTGTGACTTCCTGAGAATTTGTGTCAGGGGAAGAGTCTAAGTTCGATCCTTTGCACCAATACAGAGTTCCCGACCTTAGCGGGTCTCCTACACCAAAGCAATAATTCACATTATCTGTTGGACCCCACAAATACGGCAACGGTTGTGCTGCTAAAATTGGCTCTGGTATTTCATAAGCTACACTCGATCCGTCTGGAACTCCAGGAATCTCAATCTCAGTAACATACCCCGTAGGAATATAGATTCCTTTGTCAGTAAATGTTACTTCTCCGCTGATTGTGATTCCACCTGCATCGTTAAATACAGGGTCAACACTTCCAGACGTTCCCGATACAGTTACTAGTTGGTAGTGACCCGCAGGATCAAGAACAATAAAGTTCAATGGATATATATAGTTAGTTTGAAATGAAGATGCTATAGGACGAGAAATAAATGTGTATGCCAAAGACGTAGGAGAACCAATCAATATCTCCGTTCCCGCTAACCATCTAGGACTAAAGCCTACCGATGATCCTCCTATCGCCCCACCAGAAATCCAAGTAATTACACCGCCTGTTACATTGCATACTCCCTTTTGCGGCAAATCTATAGAAGGGAAAGGCTCGTAATTGTCGTAGTCTAGTGTCTTAGTTCCTAATTCTGTGTCCGTCAATGAATCGGAGACTGCGGTGTTATATCCATTTCCTCCAAGATCATCATTTGGTCCTGTCGCCACATAGGTAAATTGTGACGTTACAGAATCAATTCTGTAATAATCCACAACATCTACTTGAGAGTCATTCGACCATAAAGATGTGATTGTATTTGATGTTACTGGAATGGATTCAGCCGTAGACTCAGGAGAAGGATTTGACTGCGCTCCTGTTGCGGAACTCCTATAGCAGTATCGGTATTGTACATCCTGCCTAATGTTTGATGGAAGAGGAGGAATGATAGTTGGGCTTTCTCCCGGTTTTGGAGAAGCCATAATAAGCAAAATACGTCCGCTATGATACCAATAGTCGTAATCAACCTCTATTGGATAAATTCCTGCCGAAGGAGCGGAAACAACTACAGTAGTTTGCTGATAAGTTCCAGCCAATCCAGAACTTTCGTAAGCAATAGGAAGAAGAGGGTATCCGCCAATAGCTGTAATTGTTTGTCCTTGGCTTGATACCGTGCTTACCGAAGAAGATACTAGCTTAACTCCTCCTCCTATTCCCCATATCATGTTATCTTTGGACGTTAATACAAATGTATAGTTTCCTGCTGATGGAAAATATATATTTCCCATCAAGCAAAAATTAAAGTTGCTGTAGGTAGTAGTGTTTGTGTATTTGGTTGTAATAGGAGATGAAAACACTGGAATGCTACCTGTCACAACACTTTCAGGGCTTAATTGGAACCACTGCATAGATGACTGCTCATCGCCTATGCCAGGTAAACCCGGTATTCCAGCCGCTTGCGGAGGAACACAATCAGGACCAAATGTGGTATCAAATATAAAAGAATTTCCTGTTGTGCTTCCGTCTGCGTTTGAGGTTGAACGTGTAGGACCACTTCCACCTGAATCTCCAGGATTTTTCCATATATACTGAGCAACAGCACCAGATGTAGGAGAATCCCCCCAGTAATAAGCTGTAAGGTTTCCCATTATCGACGTTACTGAAGGTAAAGCATTTGTGGTAACAGTTCCAGAAATAGTAAGCTCTCCTCCTCCGATAGAACCAGAGTTTGAAGAATATGTATTTCCTATGGAGTTCATACCAATCTGTAGGGATGATGCTCCATAAGGTACTTTAATTTCTACTCCAATGTTTGCTCCTATATCAACTACGCTAGGAACGTAAAGGGGAGCAACTCCCTTATCCATTACAGCACCAGTTGAATCAACAAACGCTCCTATTACATAAGATGCTGCACTTGGAGGAGTTGATGATCCTAAAGTTTGAAGGAATTGACCTGGATACCCCGGTGCGCCTGCCCCAACTCGTGAGGTTGATGTAACCGCAAGTCCAGCCTGAGTAGTTATAGATGTTCCGTTTATAACTACGGTTCCATTCGGAACTAAACTGGATATTGTTACATACGAAGCATTTAGAACATTTACGCTGTACCATATCGTGCCGTCTTTTGGAGTTGTTGGATCGGTATGTGGATAACCCTCAGTTTCTCCATAATTAAAACTAGAATTTGTTCCTATAGGATTGTTAGTCCATGGAATTGCTGTAGCTAGAAGATTTCCTGTTCCTCCGCCAAAAGATACTGTTGAATTGGAAGTAGATACGATAGGTGCTAACTGTGGTTCCTTGATTCCCATCTTCCAACACACTGCGGTAGGAGTAGGAGTTCCCGTATACCCATCATTGCAGGAAACTTTCATCATTCCATTGGAAACGAAATCTACAGGAGTACCGGAGGGACCAAAACTGTTTAGACCAAGGTACTGAGTATGCAAGGTCACTGATCCCTGAGCCGCTGAATCTGCTACGTATGCCCATGGTTGCACAGAAGCGTTTGGACGGAAGGGAACCATCGATACAGGATTTCCACTCAATCCTGTTGCTACATTCTTTACGCCTATTGTCGAGTTCCATGCGGATAAAACAGTTCCTGCTCCGTTAATGATTGAGAAACCAGAGGAAGGTCCGTTAGGAGTCAGGTCATTAAGCCTTTTTAAGCTGTGTACTGCTGCTGATAATGTATACATCGCTCCCGTAAGGAGGTTACGGAAAGTGACACCACCTTTGGTGTAATTTCTTATGTTGACAGAAACAGAGGTAAACCCTGAACGGATACGGTTCAAGGCGGAAGTTAAATCGATTCCTCTGTGGTCAAATGGTCCGGGAGCCATAGTTCGCCTTCACTCCTAGCGCCTCTCCCGTTGCGTAGGATGGTTACAGTATATACCTAATCGTCCCAATCTGGTAGTTCAACCGTCTGGTTTGCAAGTTTATGAAAAGAATCTCCCAAAAACTATATTTTTCCTTCTACGACAAAACTGTGGCAACGATGCGGCGGATCATCCGCATTGCAGTTGATTGAAGGAGTGAATGTGGGCGCATCCATAGACCCGTTCCATCCCCAACTTGCGTTACATCCGTTCTTTTTACCGTTGACCGTTACGCCGTGTCTGAATCCGCAGCCGGGGCAATGGAAGACATAATAATCAGGTTCGATCTGATGTATCTTTGCGCCCACTATCCTTTTTCACCTCTCGTGTTGTACCTATTGGCATCACGTTCCTGCGCATTTCCCCTCTGGTCTAGTATATCAGAGTACGCGCCAATAGATTTTAGTCTTGAATTTTCTGCGGAACACGCCTGTATTGCTCTCTTTTCGAGTTCAAGAGATTCTTTGAAGGAGTTCCCGCCCATCTTAAAGCAAGCCCGTGACTGCGCAAGATCGTAAATTATATCCATATCAGAGCGAGAACACTGAATGTAATCCGTTCCCAAAGTTGGAACTGGTGCGTTGCCAAGAACCGTTAAACCGATGTTAGAATTTACGGGCGCAGCTACGAAATCCATTCCCCCAGACACAATCACTGGACCAAATCCCGTAGGGTTAGAATCCCACTCAGGATCGTACCGATCTGCGCTTACAATGGAGTCAATACTTACCGCCTGATTGTTTACTCTTCCTAGTTCGATCCAAGGAGTCTTCAACATCAACTGCAAACCGTCCTGATACCTTTTGAGGCAGTATGCGGACCTCTCCCTATCCGTACTTTCCTCCTCTTGTCCTAGAAGATCGGCTAACACGCCAAATTCGAGTATCCATGCGAAATCATCAGGGATGCCTATAAGCGTAGGAGTAGGAGGATTAAACGGTGCTCCAGACTGTAGGACTACTGCTTCATACATTCCCGGAGAATCAGGTGGTATATCGACCTGAAAAGATAATGGAGGCTCTGAGGATAAGGAAAATGTTTGTGGAGTTCCTGACGGAAGTTGGTAAAGTGGTGCATTAAAAAATTCGTTGGCTAATGTATCGTCTCTATATAACGTGTTTGGCTTCAAGAATTGTATCGTTCCAGATACCGCTCCCGTAGTCGGAATCGAAATAGTTATCGAACCGACTCCTATCCCCGTAACCGTACTCCAATAATTTATTCCAGTTCCCGATACAAATTGTCCTAGCGCGATACCGGAAGTTGAGGAAACGGCAATCGTTTGTACGCCTGCTCCTGCTGTTCCTGTTTTTGATGTGATGACTGGAAGGTAACGAACGCGCTCTACATCAATTACCGAATCTGGGAGTAGAGTCCTAATCGTGTTAGGGGTTAACGCGATACCCGTCATAAGAGTCTGATTGGCGTTACTCACCTGAAGCATTTCATCGCGTCTTCGCTGCAACGCTTGAGACAAGACGCTAATACTGAATTGATTCGTCCCGGTCCAGACACTTCCGCTTGGTGGTTCCAATAAAAGATACTCAAGTTCTCCATAAATATAATTATCCGTCAATGTTCTTAAACGTGGCGATCCTGTCAAACTTCCCAAAGAGTTCCAAAGCGAAGAGGAATTGTAATTAAAATCCTGCCTAAACGTCCATGTGAGACTGTTAAACTGACGTAGGCTCTGCTGTATATAATAAGTTAGCTCCGCTTGGGTCCAAAAACTGAAAGATGTATCATTCAGCCTTTGAGAAAGCTGTGTTTGAGCCT